CAGCTGTAGTTGCTGTACGTGGAGGACCAAATCCAACTATCCAATTAGTTCCTTGTAAATTAGTTGTATATGCAGTGCCTAGAGCAGCAGTTCCAGTGAGCGTAAGGGGGACGCGAGTAGCCCTCGATCGCTCATTTGAAACTACTTCATCCAAGCCCGCCATATCAACTTCGCGAGTATTGTCGAGAGCCATTTATTATTTTCCTTTCTATGGTAGGGGGCCGAAGCCCCCAGAACCATATAGTCATTACTGACTGATAGAGCCGTACATAGTATATCTACAACGGAGTTTAATTAACCCATTGGTAAATGTACCTGTAGCAATAGTGGAGAGATACGCCTTCGAAGGAAGGGGTGTCACTGCATTAGTTACTAGAGGAACAGTACCAAGCCAGTCACCGCCGCCTGCAACACCTGTACCAGGAGTACTCCACAAGAACCCGGCTGTAGCGCCTGGTTGAGTGAAAGTAACCCGTTGTCCGGATGTAGCCATGCTAGCAGTCAACATATTCTTGAGAATCTGCGTACCAGCGTTGGGTGTTACCTGCACAAATGTACTCGATGGAGTGCCAGGCTGAACGAACGCAAGTCCGACAGCGAGACTGGTACCACCAGTAGCACCTACAAGAGTATCAATTTCCACATGCTCAAAGAAGAGCTGCGTAGTTGTAAAATTGAGGATACCACCAGAGACCGTAGTCACCGGAGTAATTTGTAAAGGGACAATGTTTGTTAGAGATTGAATACCTGCCGCAGCCGGGAGACCAGTACCAACGAACGATGTCGGTGGGGCTGGAACCTGGATTGTCGTACCTGAGCCAATTGACATAGGTACTAGTGAGATAAGTTGTTCAAACTCACGAGTTTCGCCGTAGACGAGATAATCGCCTGCGACTTCTTCGATAGCCTTCTGCGTGCCAAATTGCAGCGGAAGTCCATCTTGGTTAAGCCAAAAACCTGCTACCATTTCATATCTCCTTAACTTGGAACTGCACTGGTGGCGGTAATCACTGTAACCATGTTTTCAGGCCGATAAAGCTTGAAACCGTACTCAGCGATAGTGAGGTATTCTTCTTGCTGAAGATCCTTGTTAAACTCACTGTAGACTGTGGGCATCTGACGGAAGCCACCAATCCACGGTGTAGTATCACCAGGAGTTGCGGAGAAGAAGTAGTTAGCTACACCACCAGTTACAGTCACACCATTGATCGTTTCAGACGCAATAGCGGGAAGGTAATTGGAAACATAGATATCAAACCCATAAACATTGAAACGGAATTTGAAGCCCGTCATAATGCCATCTCGAGTTACATCACCCCACATTTGCATGGGAGAGAGTAAGTTCACAAGATTGGTTTGTGTTTGTAGTGTGTAGGCAACTGAAGGATCAATCACAGCGCACAGATTAACCAAAGGCACGTTAGCCTTGAATAATCCATATTGTGCACGAGCGAAGTCAGGCAATGCGATTGCTTGACCTGCACCGCTAGCCACCCAACGGTGGTCAGCTAGATTGATGATATTTGGATTGCTAGCAGTTTGTCCATTATTTGCTTGTGCAAAAATGCGAGTCTCCACTGCTTCCATCAAGGCACGGTGTTGACGCGGCACGAATGCAGCAATCACATCAGCTTGATAAAAGCTATCTCTCTTGAACTTTTCGCTAATTGCATGAGCAGAATACTTGTATTGGTCGAATGAGAACTGGAAGTTACCAGTGTCCATCGAGTTATACTTGACTGCTTGATTTTCTGTGAAATCAAGTGTTTCTGCTTCACCAATAGACGGAATGTTAATCGTATAGCCATCGGGGAAGTCTTGGATAATCTTGACAAACTTCATAGCATTCAATTCATCGAGTAAGAGCTCCTTGATCTGACGAGACCAAAGTTGACTCCTAACGAGATATTGATTACTGGCGTCGGTAAAACCTGCCATAATGAAGTCTCCTTAGATTAAATTAATTCGCAGGCATATTGAAGTCAGCTCCTAGAGCAATGGCATCGTTATGCATTTGAATCGCGATTTTAGGGTCTAGATACGCCCGGGGATCTCTTTTATTTAATTGCTGATAGTATTCCCAATCTCGTTTCTGAACCGTTGGTGCGAACTGGTTTTGTCGCTGGCTAGAACGGGGTGGAGCAATATCTGCAGTTTGACGTTGCTCATCTAATCCAAATGTCCTATAAAAGACAGAAGGATGAGTTTTAGCAAGATCGTCGGTAAAAGATTGATCTAATCCTAATGTATCCATACGTTGCTTAAGAACCTCTGAAGCTTTATCTCCAAACTGTTCTCTAAGCTTTGCCTTCACCATATTGAAGTTATCATTCTGTTTAGTCAGCTTCTCACGGGCTGTGAGTTTCTGTTCCAGAATGGAATCAATATCTTCAGGCTTGATCGATGGCTTGATTTCTTCTGCCGGGGTGATTGGCAGTTGTTCGGGGTTGGAAAGAAGTTTCTCTTGTCGAGCTATTAATTCTTTCAACGAGGCCGTCGCTGTAGCTTCTTCTCTTAACTTAAGATAGTCTTCCCGAATATTGTCAAAACGGGCATTTTGTGTCTTAATGAAAAGATCGGACTCTACCTTTGCTGCGAGAATATCTTCTTTGGATTTGTCTTTCCATTTATTAAGAATAGCTTCTCGTTCACTGTTATTGTCTGTGGTCGGATCAACATCTAATAGGCTGTCAGCCATGTTTCTTCTCCTGGTCTAGGGTAATTAATTTGGACACCATCTTCAAAGCAGCTTTAAAACCATTGGTGTGAGCTTGCTTATAATCCCAATTAGGTGTCTCATAAATCTTGGGACTTATCTCTGCCGACTCTAGGCCGGCCTTCTCTTCGTCTAATAGTTCCTGCAACCGACCTAATATATATCGGGAGGCTTTCAGACTCTTTAGAAATTTATCTTTATCTTCGTCAGTCTTTAAATGCTTGGTCCAAGCAGAGACAGCCATTAGTAAGTGCCTTTACCTACCGAAGTATTGGGACCATCAGCACTGCTCATACCACCATGTCCAGTGGGTTCATTACGTTGTCGAAGATGTGGATCTTCGTGAGTAACATTGTGTAAATGTTTCAAATGAGGAGTATGTTCATTATCTGAACTAGAAGGGAAAGAGGGGTGCATGTAAGATTTGTGATCAGCCATTATTGTGTTCCTAAAGTTCCGGTTGGGGTTGCGCTCATGGGTGGGTTACGTTTTAAACCCAGACCAGGTTGAGCTGGGGTCTGAGGTGGTGGGGAAAACTGCCCCTGGGGATTAACATCGTAATCATGTCCAATCCCGGTGGCAGTTCCCATTTCTTGATGTAGCTGCTCCTGAAGGGCTTGAACCATTCGTTGCCCATCAGCCTGTTCAGCAAGCTGAATGTATGGGGTGACAGCTGCGTAATCTTTAAGGTCGAAGATAGACTCGAGTAGCCTTGCAAGCACAACTCCGGAGAAGTGAGGTTGAACTGTAGCCCATAGATTTGAACCTGTGAGGGCAGTGAGATTTTGGACGAGTTCAGCTTGTTCAGCAAAGTGTCGTGCTCCAATTGGCTTAATTCTACCAACTCCTGTGATGTCATCGACTGTAAGAGTTTGGAACGTTGTTGCGTTGAGGTCATTGTCGAATACTCTTATTGTAGTAGCTCCAGAGAGATTTCTACGAGCTAGTTCAAGCATATAATTAAGTAGCATTTCCAAGATCTGCTCAGAGAACTGATTGATCTTATTCTGGAACATACGAGATGAGGCATTCTCAAGACGTTGTACTTCGTATTTTGTCTTTTCACCTGGAGATCGAATGCCCATCGCCTCTCGAGGAGCTCCTGCCATTTCTTCCATCTGAGCTTGAAGTTTTTCAATCTTCATATCAGATTGCATAATTTGGACTTCAGGTTGAACTAATTCGACATCTCCTTCTTCAGAGACGAAGATCTTCTCACCTGGCTGCCAAACATATTCTTCAACAAAACCTTTGACTTTCTGAACAGGATAAGTAACTAAGTCCCAGATATCTGCGGCCATATTCTCGATATGGTCCATGCGGTACTGCATACCAACAAGATTAGCTAGAGGACCTTGTCCCCATAGATTATCTTGTTTACGTCTCCACGGAGAGTGGACAATCGGAGGATAACCAAAGAAAGATGGATTAGGTATATTATTGATCAGCTTGTGTCGATCAACCACCGTAATAACACGATTCTTTTCAAAGGTATCCGTATAAGGATCGTACCAATCACCGTAGAAAGTTAATACTTCCACCATATCTGATAATAGATAAGCACGGAAGTTAGTGAAGCCATCCATGGCATAGAGACGATCCTTCTGGATCCAGTCTCCTTGGAATTGTCTGGCGTGAAATCTAATTTCCTTTAGATATTTAAATAAATCTTCATAAGTCTGACGATTCTCATCATTAGACATCCGTTCCATTAAATCCTTTAATTCACCTAAGGAAATTAAGGAACGGACTAATTTAGGAGACTGCATGAAGTTTTCAGCAGTAGGGTTGAAAACTATATCTAAAGGACTAATACGACGAACGGCGGGACCAACGTAGCCTGCTTGAGTTTTATCTATTTGTTCTACTCTTTGGTCCACCCATTCTACTGTAGCAAAGCAATTACCAAAGTCTATGTAGTCTTGAGTAACCTTCTCTATTTCAGATTTGAAAGTAGGTTGTTCTATAACCCATGACATGTAATTTATAATTGAGTCACGCTTTCGGACATCAGCGGCATCTTCATTCTCAGGTTCCCACACAAGCCATTTACGCTTGGGAAATAACGTGGCGATGTAGTTCGCGAATAAGTTATCTCGGATTTGGCAAAGCTTAGGGACTGTAGTCTTATTCTTCCAGGGCAATGAAGAGTTGGAAGTCTGGGTAGTATCTGTGGCATATACATAGCGTCTAACCTCTTCCCAATCATTCTTAGCGACTTGTCGAAGAGTGTCCCATTCAATGTAACGTTGTGTAAGTCTAGTTGCTAGAAGATCTGGAGAAATAATATTCTCCAGAGGCATCACCTTTCCGGTCATGCTACTCCGCCCCAGCGGCTATTAAATTTAAATTCAGGTTCTTTACTCTTACTCATTCTATAATAATCTATTGGAGGTACTGCGAAATCTACTGCAGAAGCTAAGGCATCCTTAACATCGTCATGTGCAGGATTGGCGTAAATTAATTCTTCTTCTAATACTTGACAATTACCACTAGGATAGTGCCATATCTGTTTATTAGCATAACGCGGTTCTAATAGTGAGAAGATTCTTTCTTCTTTTGAACCTGTCCACCTACTAGGCCGATACTCATCTACACTCAAAGAAAGACCATTCTTTCGGATATAGTTTTCTTTTAAGTCTTCTACAATTACTTTCTGTGCGACTGAAACTTCACATCTAATCTTTCTGAAACCCCATCTATCGTATAGTTTTAATATATGGTTAAAGTATTCAGATACTCTGTCTGTCTTAAAACGATCTATCTCAAGTATGTAGTAATTATGTAAACCGTCAGCGCCGAGAACAACAATGCTAGTAAAATCAGACTTTTTCCCAGTGGAGTAAGCGAAGTCAACAGATGCACATACGTTGAGACGCTCCCGCTTAAAGAACCAGTGATGGTCTCGTTTGAAGAGATAGTTTTGATCATAGTATTGGAAGAGGTCTCGATTGATGGGGGAATTGTCAACGTCGTGGGGATCGTTGTAGTATTGGGCTCTAAAGTAAAGTTTGTTAATATATTTAGATCGTTTTTCAGCTAAAATATCTGGATCGAAACCAAACCACTTACCATCTGATCTTTGTTGACGAGGCCAGAGAAATTGACCGGATCCATCTCCTGCTGTTTCAACAGGATATTCCTTACTTTCGAAAAGTGGATTAGAAGATTTCTTGTCACCGAATTCATCGTATTCGTCTATTTCCATTTCCAATAGACTTGAATATAGATCTTTGGGGTGATACCTAGTTCCTACTACCCATTCCTTAGCATTAGCAGCTTCAATAGAAGATAAGTAAGAATATTGATCTATTACTTTTTTTCGTCCTTCTTCGAGATACGCGTTACCCTGTACAACAACATCGTCAAGCACGGCAATATCACAATGCATGCCAACAATATTAGTAGTAAGACCGGCAGTGAATATAGATGGATCGCGGATAGATTCCTCTCTACGTCTTGGATGATCAAGTGATATTTCCCTTTCCGTCCATTTCTCTCGCTTAGCTTCTTCCTTTATGACCATATCAGGCCAATACAGTCTATATACGTCGTCTGTAAATATATCTTTAATAAACTTCAATTGCTTAATAGCTAAGTTGGAAGTAGACGAAATATATAGAATACGAAGCGTAGGATCTCTAGTTAACTCCCAAGCGACTCTGTAGGCAGCCAGAGCTGACTTCATGTGATCTCTGGGCAATAGTAACAGCTGATGCGATTTCGCGTCTCCAGAAGTCCACCATGAGATAACCTCACGATGTATATTACCTAAGAGTCTTCTTGGATGGACTAAGTTGATGAAAGAAACTAAGGAAGATTCAGCTTCTAGACGACGTTCTTGTCTTCGTTGCTGTAAATCCGACAGAGGTTTCTTTTTTCGGGCGACCACCTAGTTTTCCTAACATTTGAGCATATTTGTTTATGCTTGCAGGTTTTGCTTTAATTGGAGTTGTATGCTTGCAGGTTTTCACTTTTTAGACCACCTAGCTGTGGCTCCTTTAAAAGCTATATTTGAACGTTGTTTAGCAGTTAAAGCTGCCGCTCTAGCATGTCCACCATCCGCATGGATCTTATGACCTTCTTGCATCTCTCGGATGCCTTCAAGCCATCTCCATTCTTTACCACCACCTTGAGTAACTATTACAATAGGAGCTGGTGGAGTTAATACCAACGCTAGATTAGGCGTAATAAAGTCAGTAGCTCTTATCTTATCTAGATATACTTGCCAATCATAAGTATTGAATGGTAATGCACCTGGACCAGGATTATATGGTGAAACATATACCCATGTACCATCTGGTGTTTGATATCGACCTGGAAGAGGCCAATCATAGATGTTAAATGGAATTTGCGCCGGAGGAGCTGTTATTCCGGGATTAAACCATGTTTGATTGATTGGAACTGGAGTTCTAGGATTAGGCCAATCATATTGGTTAAATCCTTGAACTGGAGTAATTGTTATACCTGGTACAATCCAAACTTGACCTGTACTAGGTATTAGAATAGCCAAAGGCCAATTATATTGATTGAACGGTATAGTATTAGGTATTTGACCTAATGTATAGGTAAAATCAGGACGATAAGGCTGTATTGGGAGAGGCCAACTATACTGGTTAAAACCTTGTACAGGAGGTGGAATTACTATTGGAGTAGCAACCCAAGTCTCATCTAAACGATAAAATGCTCTAGGATTGGGCCAATCGTAAGTATTGAACGGGAAAGAAGGTGGAGGACCTTGAGTCTGTCCTTGATTTACCCATGTACTATCAGGACGATAGTAACCTTTAGGAACTGGCCAGTCTAATTGATTAAATGGCTGATTTGGTGGGGGGATAAGACCAGGATATTCAGACCATATCCAACTTCTGAAATCTCTACCATCCTTCGGATTAGGCCAATCATATTGATTGAAAGGAGATTGAATAGCTGTCTGTGGAGCTAATTGGTTAATCCAAGTCTCATCAAGACGTGAATATCCCTTAGGCGTAGGCCAATCTATTTGATTAAACGGTTGATTAGGAGGCGGTATAACTACCGGAGTTCTAATCCAAGTCTGTTCAATGCGTATCGGTGGAGTAGGAATAGGCCAATCATATTGATTTTTAGGTCTAGCAGACTTATTTAAGACAAGCCAACTATTTATAGTTGTCTGTTCAATACGGTATGGCTGAGTAGGATTAGGAAAGTCTGTTTGATTAAACGGCTTATTAGGTGGAGGAACAATAGCCGGAATTTCACTGAATGTATATCCAGTGATAGGTTTTATCGGATCCAGTCTAGTATATAACGGTGCTCTTACCGTCATAGCATTATCTGAGCTTGAAGAACATCGATCACGGCCTGATTGATGGCTAGTGCAACGCCTGTATCAGGAGCACTAGTCTGGGTCATGGACATGACAGTGGTAGCGCCAGCCGCGATAGCGAAATTACCTATGTGGAAATCAATGCTAGCTGTAGTCACGGCTGCGGAAGTCCACGCAGTTTGATTGACGGTCGGTGTGCCATCGTTGCCGCTGAACATGCCAACGACCCCATCACCAGACACGGTGGTGACAGTCTTCGTATTGGTAGTTTCCGTAGCAGTACTGCTGATGGCATTCTTAAAGGTGGTAGTGCCGCCAGTTTGATCAGCTCCCGTGAACGAGATGTACGCGACGATCACATCAGCGGCGGTACCTAGCGAAGCCACATTCAAGGTCTTGGCACCGGAGGTCGGAGCGACCAGGCAGAATAACCAGGTTTTGGTCGATGTCGATCTGGCTATCGACGCAATAGCCGTCATCGACTGGTTGGTGCCGGCACTGTCCCAATTACAAGTAGGCGCTGTCGGAAGTGTAGCTTCAGCAGACAGCGCTACAATTAGTGCTCGATTAGAACCAGAACCTACTGTATGTCTAGTATCCGTGAAACTAGTGACACTGTTATGCGAAATTCCATAATCAGTTAAAGCATCGAATACAACAGCCACAAGTTATCCTAGATATTTATAACTCAATAAGGCTCGTAAATGATGTGGGCATTAGCTGAACCTGTTACACCGCCACCTGTACTTGAATTATACAGACACCAGGCACCGAGATTAACTGCGTTACCAATCATTTGGATTTGCTGGGTAGGAGCAGCATTCCATCGGAAGATACCTCCGAACATATTAATGGTTACATTAAGACGTGGAACAGTACTTGAGGATGATGGAGTAGCACCGGTAGTTGCTGACTGAGTATAGGTCGAGACCACACTAGCTAGAGCAGTAGCATTGACGACCATAGGACCGTCAGTTGCTGTTGCAGCTAATGAGAAAGCACCTGTACCTAAGGTTGACACTGGTACGAATTGGAATGCTCCAATGGTCGAAGCCGAAGCTAGACCTGAGATTGCAACTTCGAGGACATCAACAACTTGAGTGGTAGTAGCACCGGTAATACCCATGATATTTGAAGTAGCCGCAGTAACGGCTGAACCTGCGGCAGAGGCCGTGAAGGTTTGATTGTATGAATTGAAGAGTCTTTTAGCCATTGCTAGTGTTTAATCCTTTATAGATGTTATCTACCTTTTGTTGGTATGATTGATGAATGTAGTCTGGTTGTTTCATTTCTATCGCACAATTATCACAGACGTATTTCATACATCGGTTACAACTAGGTCTCTCCCTAGTGCGGTTAGGGTTAATAATAACTACTGTCCCGCAATGCGAACAATGCATGGTAGCAGCTTCTAATAGAGTTCCTTCAGGTACTTGTGCAGTACCTGGAGAAGCTCTGTGGTCAATCATGACGTAGCCTTCATGAAAAGGTTTTGTCATACGGTGGTTACTACTGCTGCAACTTTGTAAGACTGTCCCATTACAGAAGAAATATCAAAATACTCTGTAGCATTAGGTGTCATTCTAATGCCTGTATTGATTACTGCAGTAGGGTTAGTTCCAAATGCAAGGGAAACTGCACTGGTTGTATCGTTATTTATACGAAGTAGTTTAGTATTGTTCTGAAATGCCGCTGATTGTGCTGAAGAAGCTGAAGTAGTTATAGCTTGGGCAGCATTGATTGGAATAGGCAATGCATTCGGATAACCTCCTCCTCTAACATCTGCAAATTCAGTTACATATAAAATAGACATTTAAATTACTTCTTTCTTGCTTGTTTTAGTCCTCTGACGTATCCACCTTTATGGGCTATCTTTATAAGATCTTCAGTTAGACCATTAGTCTGTTTCTTAATTGCATCCGCTATCTTTTTATTGATGTGGATTTGAATGGTATTATATAATAAGATAACTACAGCTACAGTTGTAGCTATGTCCCCTAAAGTAGGATCAACCATAGTCATGTAGGTTTATTATCAAAGACATGAGATAAAGCAGAGAATCCTGAGATCTCTGGCTTCTTTAACTCTATCTTTTTAGGCTTCATATTAGCTTTATCGTCCTTTTGACCTTTGTTACCTTTACCCATAAATTATCCTTGTGTTGCATTGGGACCAGTATTAGGTCCAATTGCATCCAAGCCTAATTCCTTCTTGGAATGCGGTGGAAAGTTACGTGCTGGATGACTACTAACGTCCATAGGGGTCGCCATAGTGACGCCATAGTCTACGTTGGGATTGAGATCCAGGTTGACGTGAGCCATTAGGGAGCTACTGCAACCGGAGCAGCGGGAGTATTAGCTACTACAGCAGCCTGCATAATTGAAGTATGAGTTTGAATATCAGCCACTACTTTATCCATGGCAGAAGTATCTGTGGAAGCTTGGGCAGCTTTAATCTTAGAAACCATACCTTCTAACATGGAAAGTACTGAAGCTTCTACGGTAGCTTCAGCAGCAACTGCATTAGCTAAATCTTGCATCGTTGTCATTAGTCTTTAATTCCTTTTTTCTTATCTTTGAGTTTATCTTTACGAGAACCTTCTTTGATTCCCTTCTTCTTGTCTGACTTAAAGTCAGCCTTCTGTTTAGTAGACATCACCATTTCATCACCTGTGCATGAATGAGCCTATGAAGTTTAGGACATTAGATCCTACAATCCATCCCATTCCCATGAATAGTCCCCATAGGAACCAATCAATAGCTTTATAAAACATTATTTACCCTTTATGAAAGTACATTAGAAGAATAGTAAGACAGACAATAGCAGTACAAGCTATCCAAGCAATGTTGTAATTAATCATGCTCTTCCTCTACCTACTGCTTGACTACCTTTATGTTTACTATTCCATATCTTAGCAGCCTTAGTCTTAGCTGCTTTAGTAGACATACCCTTAGCCTTAAAGGCATCTCTTATCTTTTCATAGCCTGCTGGCATTAGTCTTAGTCCCTGGGTCTATAATTGTTGATGTCTTACTATTAGTAATATCCTCGGAGAGTACTTTCATAGCTTGTTGTCCTAATAAGACAAGTAAGACTAGTATACCTCTACTATCTAGATCTTCTATAAGAGACTCTAGAGCAATAGGATTAGGTTTATGTCTATTAAGAACCTTGTTGGACATAAACACACATTGGTTGTTGCTGAGAAGTATTGTTTAAGTTATATTCAGTAATACAGACATGACATTGGTTGTCTTGACTAGGATGTATCATGTCTTTAGTAAACTCTATACCATTCCATACTACACCTTTAGTAGTCTCTAGGATCTCTGAGCAAGAACTAATTGGATGGCAATGCTGACTACCACAACAATGGAAAGAATACCAATCGTGAGCACTAGCTTGTAGAACTCCGAATAAGACAATAAATAGGACACATAGTGCCGCCGTTCTGAATAGTTTATTTGACATTGCATAAGTATATAGATATACTGCAGTGTTGTCAAGAAATAAGGTAATATCATGACCAGATGTAAGAACATCTTAAAAATTAGACTAGATCATAAAGCAGATAGAAAATTACTTCTAGAACTTTGTAATCATTTGGAAATTTCTAAAAATAATCTAAAAAGAGATGGACTTGACTATTGGAATTTATTTGGTAGAAGAGGTAAAATTGACACGGATTCTGTATTTTGGTATCTCAGAGTAAGTTGTAATTCGAAAAGAACTTGGAGAAGGGTAAAAGAATCCCTGCCAACTATGGTATTATGGCAGGATGGAGACGATGAAGGAGCCTTAAGGCTACAAAGGTACCCTACTAAAGAAGAAGCACAAAAAATACGTAATATAGTGGGGTTTAGAAGGACAATTAAATTTACGGAGGAACAGAAGGAAATGCTTAAGAATAGATTGCAAAAGCAATCAAAAAGGTTTAATACGCATAAAACAGATTGCAAACAATCGAATGAAATATGAACACGAAGTAGAATTTAGAGGATTTATAGATATGATTGAATTCATCCAGACACATCCAGGTTTTACTATATTTGGTTTATTATCTAGTATTTATGTTTATATGTTAATAGTTGCTATATTTAAGAAAGACAACAATACACCTGAATGTTAATTAAGAAATTAACAAGCTTTAAATACAACGTATAAATTCTGGTG